GATAGCATCCAACACAGCGAACAGAATCAGGAGCGCAATCATGGGCTTACCAACAGGACGCCCTAACGACGCTTGCGCGTCAGGGCCAGTCTGCCCCTTGACGGCCTCAGTGAACTGACCCGATACTGACTTACCTGCTTGTGCATCATTTGTCATGTTTGTAACCCTCCCGTACCGTAGCCACTGTGACGTACGGTACACTGCGCGAGGGTCACTCACGCTTACAGTTACGCCTGCGCTCGCGCTCTTCACGCTCTTGGATGACTGCTACTACCGCAAAGAACAGCATCCAAAGCAGCGTATATCCAATGATATCAAGCATATACGTAACCCTCCCACAGTGTACCGTAGCCACGCTACGGACAGACCGCCGTTTTATTGCCGCTGGCACCTGACCACAGCGCCGGTATTGGCTCTCTCTGCATACGTTTGTGAAGGCGAACCGCACATAGCGTTTTCTCTCGCTAGCGGTGCGTCGGAACGCACATACAGCAAAGCAATACTCTCGCGGACAATACGCGAATCGGATTCCCCACACTATCCCACACTTTCTCTGCGGCTTACCCGTAACACGTAGCACGATTGCTCCGCTCGCAATGCGCGGAATGGTACCACGTGCGCCAAAATGGCTAATTGGTGCGCAGTGTGCCAAGATAGTGACTCCCACACATAGGCGCGGTTATCATTGCACGAATTACCATGCACACGGTTGCGAACTAATGTGCACATGGGCAATGCCCTATGTTCACCCAACGTATGGGAAGCGAACCCAGAATGTACGGTGTGCGAGTGACTACCCGCACACTTAGCTAAACTTCGCTAAGTAACGCCTAGTCGCTGAGTTACAGTCTCCACAAAACATACTGTTCTTATCTGCCGGTTTACCGCACGTACACTGCGCTTGTGAATACGTTTCCTCTTGTGAGAGTAGACGTTCACCCGTATGCACGTGTGGCAACTGTAACTCACCGATAGGCGAATCCCGCTTGATACCGCGTGAACCCTTGTGCTGCGGTGCCAGTGTGAACCTAGGACCACGTCCCAAGGCCCGCTCTGCCGCCGTCGCTGGCAATTCGTAACGTTTGCTCACGTGTCCATCGGCATCCCTCAGGGGACGTTCTCGACGTACCGTAACCCCAAACGTTTCAAACTGTTTCCACGCGCTATCATGTTTACGATGTGGCATGTGTCACCCCCACACCGTACACTCTAGATATCCTCAGTGGTTGACTCATACGCTTCCGATGCTGTTAACACCGTGTACGTACATGCGTTACTAACTGAGGCTCGCCTGAGTCTGCCGCTTGTTTTCTCTCAAACGGCACATTGCGTAGTGCACACGCATGGCCACATGCGCCAACCCTTTGTTATCAACACCTTGCGCATCCGTAGCAGTCGTAGCAGTAGTAGTAATTACACTGTACGCGTAATCGTTACACGCTCGCACATATATACGTTGCCGCAGCCGCACGCACACGGTCCTACACGTGTAGTAGATGGCCAGATACGTTAGCGATAGGCATAGTTACGTTAGCGTTACGTGTCACGCGCCACGTGCTACTACTACGGGTACCCCATCTCTCGTAGGTCGAGCTACGTGTCTATATCTACGCTGTGCGCGTGGATGTCTATGCCTTAGTAGGCGTAAAAATTAGTGGGTAAATTATGCTCAACCAGGTTCAGTAAGTGTTACCCGTACTTGATAGGCACACTTGTGCTGTTTGAAATATTCAGGGGGCTCGGTATAGCAGATTATAATAGTGTGGTCGTCCAGGGTGTCATCGTACTCAAGGGTGGCGTTGCAGAACCGGATTACTCTATCGTTATCCAGGTGAGCGTCAGGGAATAGGTCGGTAATCAGTTTAGCTTTGGTGGCTCGGGAACATTTAATGGTGTCAGGCTCAGTGTAGCCCCATACCAGCACATAGTAAGCGTCTTGCAATAGTGCCATGCTCAGCGGTCCAGAACGTTCATAAGTTACAGTGTTCACAGGTTAGTATACTCCTGTGGGACCTACTTGACTGTGCCCAAAACCCAGGTGCAAATTATAGACATCCCTCATCCAGCCGTGCTTCACGTTGTGCTGGCGCATCCATGCACACACAATCTGATCTTGCTGGTTAGCTGGCCCAGCGAACGTATCATAGGGAATCTGGTGGGGGGCAGCAAAGTATGGCGCCCCACACGAATTGTTGGCACCGACTACCTCGTCTGCCCCAACATGCTCAGGGGGACGCTCCACCGGAATATAACTTACTGGGCACAACATTGTGTAGTCACTGTGCCTATTCCACAGTGCCAGTGCCCGCTCCAGCCACTTCCCACCTATCGGCAGCCGGTCGTCATCGGTCAGCACATAGGGTGTTGACTGTGCCTGGGTATCCGCATAAGCGCGTGAGGCCCAGTGAAAGTTGTCCAGTGGCAGCACTTTAGCTCTAGCTACACTTACCTCCTCAAGGCAATCTAAACTTACTTCTTCAAGGCATGATCCCTCGGCTGCAATAATATGTAGCTTTACATCCAGCTGATCGCGCCACCAAGCTATACACGTTATAGCCATGCCTCCACGAATCCAGTTCTGCGGCGCACATCTCAGGTATACATCAATCACTTGGCCACTTCCACTACAACGAGCACAGTCAGCATGATCACCTCGTAGGCCATTAAAATTAACATGACCATGCGGTAGTTCAGGTCTAGCCAGCTAACCATCTTGTGCATAGTGTCTCCAATCGCCATATTATGGAATACAGCGTAACAGACCTCTGCCACTACGGCAGGCAAGTTAGTAGCACATGGGAGGTCACCACCTATCGCGGAAGGCGCCTGCCTTGGCGAGGCGCAGCATTTCAGATTGCCACCTGCGGCCATGGTTGTTAACCGTGGCCATGTGGGCCATCTCATGGAGCAAGCTCATCTCAATCACGTCCTGCCAGGGCTCCAACTTGTGATTGAACAATATAAGCTGTGGGCCACTCTCTAACTTATATTTACGCGCACACACCTTAGGAGGCAACCGGGTGGTCCACATCAGCACAGTGTCACGTGGCAGCCTGCCCCCAAAATACATCCGGTTAAAAGTGCTATACCTCTGGTGCAGCCACTGGCTCAAGCGCTAACTCCATCTGCTCAGGTGGCGCAGGGTTATTGGCATACTCGTCCCGGAACAGTTCCCGGATGGCCACAGCCCGCTCCAGGTTATCTGCTAGAAACTTAGTGGCCTCAGGTGACTCAGGGCCGTGGTAGCCATTACGCCAGTCCTGGATACGAGCCTTGTAAAACTCCCCCAGTCCCTGCTCAGTGATCACATCCCGCATCTCTTCGTGGGCCGCTTGGTCTTTGCAGAACTTACTAACGTTCTCAACAACGTCTGCATGCATCAACATACAGCAACCACACTTCGCTAGGTCCCACGGGTACATGGCCTGGCTCCAACTATGGTAGCTAGTCATTTAGGTTCCTCCATTTTAGGGAATGTCTCATAGTCTCGGGTAAAAAATTGGCACGTCCAGTCAGCCGGTACGATCTCATCTTCACTGTCTGGGCGCATCACTTCACACACCATACTCCCTGTCAGTGGGTTCCAGAACCAATGCACACAGGCACAACATGGGTAGCCATCGGCATCCTTCTGAAACTGTACCTGCTCAGGGGTAAACTTGTCCGGGCGCCGGTCCATCATGGTGTAGTACTGTTCCAGTGTAGCCAGCTTAGAGTTTGGCACTGCAGCTCCAGCAATAGTGATCTGCCAGTAAGGTCACCGCTTGACAGGCTCCACAGAACCCGCCTTCCATTAACCTGCTACCGTCCCACCTGCAGAACTTATCGCCTGGCCTAGGCTGGGTATTACATTTAGGGCATACTGACCCAGTGACTGTAGGCCCTTCAGGAGGTGCCTCCATGATGGGTGGATCAGTCTTCTGTACGACATCCCTCGCAGGCAGATGACATATACAAGCACACTTACTATCCTGGCACATGTGATGCCGGTCTGCAGAACAATCAAACGTTACTCCTCTAGCTACTGCTCGTTCTGGCATGTAATCTCGCAGCCGCTTTACGGCCTTGTATACGGTGGCATATTCGGCAGTCCCTACCACGATTATTACGCAGCATTAGGTTGTCACCACTAAATGGGTGGCCATGTTTGCAGTAAGTCTTGCGGGCTTGCATCGCTGCGAACCCTACCCTCTTAGCTTATTTACTTTGGGTGTAACTGCTTCAAGGTGGTATGGATTAACACAGGCACGATTACGGCATAGATGATCTAGCTCTAAGCCATTAGGCACGTCTCCACGTAGTAGCTTATACCCAACTTGATGGGCGCCCACACTTTTACCTTGTAAGCGCATAGAGCCATAACCATGGCCAGTAATTGCTCCTAGCCACCGCCAACATAGACCTAGTTGTGGGCATTCTCTAGGGAGCGGTCCATCTGGGTTGACAAACCGCCAGAAGTCTTCTAGCGTATTGGGCACACCCCTCATAGCACCTCTTCAGTGGCCGGATCAGGCTCACGTTGTGGTCTGTCACGCCACCTAGCCCTCCACGCCTTGTCGGCATTCCTCTTGGACGCAGCCCGCTTCTTAGGTGACTTGGAGGCGCCACCCATCTTACCAATTCTGCTCAGGTACTCAAACACCTCACCACTTGTTTTTGGCGGCATCCACCGCTCCCAATGACTGTTGATATATGCCACCACTTAAAGCTGCCTGCTGTAGCCCTCCATAAGTAACGTGTTGAAAATCGAGTTGGGTCGTAGCACTGGTAGTAGTAGGTATAGTCATATACCCACTGGTACGTGCGGTCACCATCATGCCGCGCTTATTAAGCTCAGCAATCAGTTCGTGAGTATCCACGGTGCCCAAGAACATAGAACGGTAGACTTCTAGTGGCACCATTGTGGGCGACGTTGGAGATGGGACTAGCTCCTCTGCTGGTTCAGGTGAGGTAGGTGTGTCTTCGTCCCAGATAATTTGTGTAGCCACGCCTATGCCCCCGCACCCTTGCCATCTTCATACAACTCAGCCAGCGCTCCCCCTGATGCGGCCACCGCACCACTAGAAGCCCTAGCTGCCTTAGCCGCTCGTGCATGCGCCATAGCTTCAGCCATCTGCGCCTTAGTGCGCCGGTGCCGCTTCACTTTGGGTGTGGCCACCTTAGCCTTACTAGGATGCGTAATTCGCTCCTGCATGATTTCGGTAACCAGCTGATACGCCACGCGAGCCGTATCGCTATCAGCCTCGCGGAAGAAACTAATGGACCTCGACAACGCCGTACCTTTAGACATTGTGAACCTCCTTAGGCATTGAATACCACACTAAAAGTGGCTATGCAAGTACTAATTTTAATGGTACTCTGTGGCCATGCGAAAGCTCAGCCAGAAGGCCATCGACAACACCCTGCAATATTTCAAAGAGGTGGACGCCCGCCGCTCGCAAAAGCCCACCCTCAACAATTACGCCAAAGATAACCGCAAACACGGTGGCGGCGCCAAGCCCTTTAGACACGTCCCCCCACACCTCCGCGACACCGCCTGGGCCGAATACAACAGGCTATATGACAAGGCCGTCCGCGAAGGCAAGCCCATCACCCAGCAAAAGATCGGCTCCATGATGGCCAACGCCGCCTACATCGCCATCTACGCCCGAGGCAGCCGCCGCTACATAAACTGGATGCACCGCTGGCAGATACGCACCTACCTGTTCAAATGCTACCTCCACCAAACGATGGCGCCACCCGAGGCCCGCCGCGACCCCAAAGACGCCCGCACAACATTTGACTTGACAGGCGTTTAAGGTAATAGTAGTACTAGACCCATGGACGCCCCAGTCTGCCCGAACCACAAAAAGGGCACGTGTGAGCGCAGTGACCCAGTAATCTTAGCTCAAGACGACGAATACTATCAGTTTGGCTGCCGCACATGCCGCTGTGGCTACGTGTTCACCACCCCCCATGGCAAAGCCAGGGCGCAGTGGAAACTCGAAATGAACCGGCGCCGCGAGCTTCAACTCACTAACCGTGACAGGCATGTGTTCTTCATAGCGCCCCAGGGAGGGTGGAATGCCGAAGTCTAGCCTGGCTGTCAATCAATTTAACGTCCCCACCGAGACCGACTGGAACAGTTTGTCGCTAACCAACTACGAAAAGCTGCTCGCCGAAGTCAGAGCCAGTGCCGACGCCGGTACACGCATATACAGCCAGCGCAACTCCCAGCAGAAGAAAGAGTACTGCATCGTGTGCCACCACGAGCTGCCCACCCGCGTTGAGCACGGGCGCAATATTTATAGCCCAGTGTACACGCAGGCCCGCATGAACGTTAAAACTGGCGTGGTGGAGCGCGAATCTATCTGCAGCCAAGGGTGTCACATGAAAGCGGCCATGGGTGGCATGTTCAGGTCAGTAAGTCCAAACGGAAGGGAGCGCACCCGGTGAACATCCAACGCTCCGTAGACCTTCTTGAAAAGCTGCCTATCAAGGACATCCAGACTGGCCGCACTGTACCTTTTAAGTTACGTCCATCGCAGCAGATATTTACCGATAAGATCACAGCGCAGTACGCAGAAACTGACCGAGTCCGTGCCATCGTGTTGAAGTCACGCCGCGTGGGCATATCAAGTGAAGTAGACGCTCTGCTGCTGCTACACTGCCTGGCCCGCGAACAGGCCCACGCAAAAATCGTAGCGCACCTGAACGACACCGCTGAAGGTTTATTCAGAGTCCCCCGCGATCTCGCTAAGGCACTCCCCGTAAAAGTGGGCGACATCTTCACCAAACACATTGTCGTTAAGCACAAAGGCGGCGACAGCATCTTGGACATCGCCACCGCAGGCTCATTAGGCGGTGGGCGCGGATTAACACTGTCTGCTTTACACCTAAGTGAAGCCAGCCAATTCCCTGGTGAGGGAAGCTTCCTGTCACTATTGCCAGCCGTCAGCGAAGGTCCTGATACGATGGTCGTCATCGAATCCACCGCCTTCGGCAGAGTAGGCCCAGGTAAAGTGTTCTACGAGTTCTGGAAATCCGCAGTCGCAGGCCACAACGGCTACGTGCCAGTGTTCATCGGATTCCTAGATGATCCAATCTGCGTAGGTGATCCAGAGGATGCAGAAGACGCACCTGCCAACGACTTAGAGCGCGAGCTGATGGCTACACCATTCAATGCCAACAAAGCGCAGATCGCTTGGATGCGCTACACTCTAGAAAATAAATGTCAAGGCATGCTGCCCCGCTTCATGCAAGAGTTCCCTTGGACACCGGAAATCGCGTTCGTTGCATCAGGTGACCCAGCATTCCCATCTGACGAAGTAAAGTTCGTGCGCCAGTGCGTAGTCACCCCAGTCGCCAAAGGCCACCTACACTGGGACGCCGACCACCCCCGCTTTGAAAAGACCACCCAGGGCTCCATGTTACTGTGGGAAGAGCCTAAAACTGGCCACACATACTACATAGGCGCCGACGCAGCCGTAGGCGTAGAAGAGGGCGACTTCGCAGCATTCACGGTCATTGACGGCACAGTGGGCGCAATCGTAGCTCGCTACAGTGAACGCATCACCCCAGACATCCTAGCCCAGTACCTCAACGTGGCGGGCCGCTGGTACAACAAGGCCATGCTCAACGTCGAACTCACCGGTAACAGTGGCCGCGAGACCATCCGCATCCTGCGCGACCAGCTTATGTACCCCAACTTCGCCCTGTGGAAGGGCAAGGACGACAAGTGGGGCCGCAAGCCTTCCACACTGATCGGCTGGGAAACCACCACATACTCGCGGCGCAAACTGTTCGATAACTTCCGTACCTGCATCCGAGGGCGCATGCGCGGCGAAGAGTTCCCCACCTTGACAGTCCGCGACGAAGCCTGCCTCGAACAACTTGATCAGGCTACCCTAGTCGAGAGCGGCAGGTGGGAAGTCGAGTACGGCCACGACGACATCTTAATGTCAGCTATGCTCGCAGCCATCGCGTACGTACAGAACCCGCCCCCCAAGGTACTCGGCAAGCGTGTGTGGCGCGACCCCTTCGTGATGGGCTCCGAAGACGAACAGCTGCGCGAAAAGCTCCCAAAGTGGCAAGACGACCTGGAGTTCAGCCTGCAGCGCCACTTCAAAAAGGTTATGTCATCGTCAAAAGGTAGCAGTAAGCCGATACTAGGACATGGACTGGAGGGTATCTAACATGGCACGCAGCACAAAAGGCCGTATGAAAGGCCGCCACATGCATGGCGAACCCACCGGCGGCTTCATCCCATCCCAGGGCGTCAGTGAAAAGCGTGGCGCCAAGGTATCTAGGCTGAGGTCTGAACAGTCCGATGCTAAATATGGTAGACACAGGGGCCGGGGTAGGCGCTAATGCCCAGCCACACACGAGGCAAACAAGACCCCTTATCGTACTACACCCGCATCTTGCTCGCGTTGGCCCGCAGGGAAGGTGGCGAACTGCGCGTCAAATGCAGCGATATCGACGCCCTGAACGAGAGGGCCATACTCTACACAGACTACGATCCCGGCAGCGGTGAGCTAGTGCTCAGGGCAGGCAGTCAGTTTGCAGAGATGATGATAATTAATCCAGAGGCCGCCGAATGGATAAGACCCGAACGCATTCAGGAGCAGGCAGCGAAGGTATCGAAAATGGCCGTCCCGACCGACAGCGACCTAGCGGAGATCGAAGCCGGGTTACTGCGCCGAGCGAACCAGCGCCGCCAGAGCATGAATACGCCTCGGCCACCGACATCCTAAAGGACATTGGCCAGGCGTTCAAACGTAACCGGCGCACTGGACGCATGACGGCATGGGCCGACCTGCAGAGCAAAATCATGGGCAACCCACAAATACTGGTCCCAAACGTGATGACGCTAGAGGGATGGATAAAAGTTGGAATCGCCATCGAGGACTTCATGCGCACTGAAGAGGGCGTAAAAAGTGAAGACCCCATCGCCGCCCTGCGCAGCTACCTGAACGGCGACGACACTCTGCTGGCTAAACCTAAGGTGCAATAGTGACTGACGATAAAATGTGGGCTTACGTGGCTGGGTTTGTAGACGGTGAAGGGTGTATACGAATTGCTCAAGGAACAAATCACATAAGTCCTAGTATCACTGTTGGACAAACGGAGCGCCAAGCTGGTGTCCTATATGTAATACAAGAGTTTTTGAAGCGGCAGGGGATAGCTTCTTATATAAATAAAGCTCACTGGGCGCATAGGATACGTGGAACACAACCATCGTTGAACTTGCGTGTGGCTAAGCGGGTTGACGTAGAAAAATGTCTACGGCTGCTTCTTCCATACTTAATTGTCAAAAAGCTAGCTGCCCAGGATGTTCTGCGATTCTGTACAATGTATCCTCGCTTGAACTCGTCTAAACTACACCACCTTTTGTACCCTGCAGTCAGAGCGAAAGAGACTTGTCGCAATGGCCATCCATGGACTGAAGAGAATACTATTTGGTATCCAGAAGGTGGGCGCACTTGTAGGATATGTCGGAAAGCTACGCGACATGCTTATTATGAAAAGTTGCGTCAAGCAAAGGTAGCCTAGTATGCCTATCACCAATATAAAAAGAGAATCAGCTCAAGAGAGCCCTGACTTAACTATCACCAGACAAATGGATGAGTTGGAACGGCTGAGTCAAGACGAACGTGACAACACCCTCGGCGATGACTGGTTCCAAGAGGTCCGCGACTTTCACAGTTTGACAGGTAGGTTCCCCGCATCCCCCACCTTTAGACCTAGGGTAGTGGTGCCGCAGCTCCAAACCCTGATGCTGAACGAAGCCACCGACCTCAGCGATCAGCAGCCCAAAATATTCATCATGAAAGACGGCAAGCGCGACCGTGCCGCCGAAGACGGCTTCACCGAGCACTGGCGTCAGCAGTACTTCAACAACAAAATATTCCTGGCCGAACTGTGGGGCCTCTATTGTGGCACCGGCTTTATCCAAGTAGGCTTCGACCCCGAGGCCAAGCGCGGCCAGGGCGAAGTGTGGATGGAAGTCCGCGACCCCAGCACAGTGTTCCCCGACCCTGGATCAGCGGACCCCGAACAGTGGGTCTACGTCATCCTCAAAGACCGCATGTACATTGACGAAATCCAACGCCTGTGGCCCGAGAACGGTTACCGAGTCCATCCACGCAACGTACTAGGGCGAGCGTCTGCACCCCCCGACGGCTTCGACATTGGCTTAAAGTTACCCGACGGGCCCATGAGCATCAGCGGTGGCATACCCACAATAAAGCCTAGTGGCGACGGGCGCCTTACCGTAAGACACCTGTACATCCGCGACTACACCGCCATGGACATCCCCAAGGAAGACGTTGAACGAATCCAGTCCCAATTAGGAGCACTGATCCCCGCCCCCCAACGCAAGCTGCGATGGCCCAACGGACGCTGGATCGTAGAGTGCGACGGCATCGTTCTGGCCGACGGCGACAACCCTTATCCATTCCGCAGCTGGCCAATCATCCCCTACCACGCCATGCCTACCCTGGGCAGCTTCTGGTGCCCACCGCCCGTACGCTACACAAAGGGTCTACAGGAGCTAGCCGAACGCCACCTGACCCAGAACTTCGAGAACGCCGTCCGCACCAACAACATGATCTGGTTCATAGACGAACGCACCGGCCTGCGTGCCGAAGAGTTTGGCGGCATCCCCGCCCAAGTATGCATCATCAACGCCAACAGTCCTGTGCCCGAATGTAAATATCCCCAAGCCATGCCCGCCCACATGACCCAAGCGCCCCAACAGTTACTCACGTTGCAGAAAGAGCTACAAGGATTCACTCCAGCCAGAGCGGGCCAACAGGCCCCCGGCAACGTAGGCGCCGACCTGAACGACGCGTCGATATTCCAATCACAATTCCTGACCCGCATGCGTGCTCGTATGATGGCCGAGAGCGTCCAGCGCACCGCCGAACTGGTGTTCTGGACCATGCGCAACTTGAAACAGGGCACACAATTTGTCAGCCAAGATAGTGGCGACGTAAAACTGACGGCGTGGCCCGAACTAGGCCCCATCGAAGACTACGACGTTTACTTAGACCACACATCCATAAGGCCCATGTCAGCAGCCGCCATGCGCTCACTCGTGATGGGTCTATTGAAGGAAGGCCACCTTCCATTACAATATGCCCTTGAGGCACTTGACTTCCCGGACGCCGCCGAAGTGGCTTCCGCTCAGCGAGAAGAACTCCAGCTAGCCGCCCTCAGCAAACTCAAGAGGCCCCGATAATGCCAACCACCCGTGAACACTTCAAACGCACTCACCCTCAATACAACTGGTACGACACAATTGAGGCCGCTGAGTTCTACGGCATAGCTCCACGCACCGTCCGCAAGTGGTGTGTAGACGGCACCCTGGTAGACGCAGGCTGCGCTATCTACCGTGGCCCTAAGAGCCGTGGTAAGCAATGGTTAATCGGCATGCCCAGTACGGAGCATACGGCCCAGCCCTCCTTGTAATCCCCTCAGGCACCCCCCACCCTTACAGCGTAATGTTAAACGGCCACGACATTTCACGTATAAGCTGGCACGACCGTGGAGAATATTGGGACGCCGAATACGTTGTCGATGGCACCCACGTTCCACTGTTGATCCACAAAAGTATCCAAGAAGACGCACGCTATAAGTTCGGCAGCGAATCATTCTGGGAATATGTGGAGCGTTCCGCTATCAGCGCTTGGCAATCATGGCTTGCTCACCCAGAATGGCGGATCAATTAAGTGGCACGCGGGCGCAGAAATCGCCGCCACACTCTTAGGCGTCCTAGCATGCGTAATTACGTGCGTCGCAGTCGTTAGCAGGAGGAGGGCACATGGCAGCTGCAACTGTTAACAGTTATGTGTACTGCTACAGCGGTAACCGGCGCATGTACTGTGCCAACATTAGCGTGGCCAACACGAACACCCTCGCAACCGGTTTCGGCATGATCGACTCTTTCTCCCTGGACTCATCGGCTCAAGCTACGCTGGGAGCCACGATCTCCGGGGGCACATTGACTTTTGCGTGTAGTGCATCGGACGCAGCTGCATCCCTCGTAGTATTTGGAGTGTGACATGTCAAACGTACTGACAGGCGGATCAATCTTCAAGGGCGGTGGCAAGGGTGGCCGTAAAGGTGGCCGCAAGGGTGGCAGACGCCGCTAACAATTTTACTCGTAGTACCCCCCATGCGGGTCTCCCCTTCCAGGGGTGAGCATGGAGAAAAGGAGACCAAAATGCGCGTGACCTTCGTTGATCGGAGACACCGTGGTCGTAAGGGAAAGCGGAAATAGCAGCACCTAAGCAAACTCAGGGGGGAGGGCTGCGGCTCTCCCCGTAGTCTCAAGGAGCCAGCGTGACAACGCGATACGATAACCGAGGCATTAAACGCACTCCAACACTGTGGTCACCCGTAAACGACCACGACAGCTACCCCTACGAAACCGACACGCCGATGGTAGACGACGACATTAACACTGTGATGCCCGCCGATCCCATGAATTACGCTCCAGCAGGCGACTCAGCTAAATCCAGCAAGGGTAAGGAGAAATAGCCATGGCACAGAAATCCGGTCCCGCAGCCAAGCGTTACGATCCAGCGAGCGACGACAGAGAAGGCGTGCGCGAGAACGTAGACTTCCCCGACTTCAACACGCCTCTAAACGTCATGAAGGCCGCAGCTGAACCCGGCCCCGACGTGCTCGATCTGATCGACCCCTGGGACACCGGCGGCGAACCGCCTGACCCGAACAACTTTGTAGCGCACCTAGAGATGGGCAAAAAGGGTAAGAAACGATAGTGGCGAGTCCGTCAAATCCGTTGGCCTCCCTGCTCGGCCCAGCCCTCACTTCATTATCGGCAGGAGCGGGTGGTGGTGCGGGTGGCCCCGGTGGTCCAGGCGGTGGAGGTGTCCCAGGTGAAGGCTCCTCTGACGCAGGCAGTCAGGTCAGCCAGATGTCAAGCGAACTCCACGGCGCCGACCCAGCCTTCCTGATGCGCACCCTACAAAGTGTGAAAGCCGCCCTGATGGCTGCATTCGTCCAAAGCGGCATGCGCCTGCCTAACGTGTCTGGGCACCTAAGCCAAACTGTAAAGGCCCTGGACAAGGCACTCAAAGAGCTGCAGTCAGCCCAGTCAACCGAGGGCGCTGTCCGACCACCCCTAGGATTCAGCGCCGCCACGGGCGCACCAGCGGCAACTCAAGCGGGAGGCGGCCCCAGCACACCGCCATCGGTAGCATAGGAGCATAGATGCCCACTCTCGATGAACTGATTGCTGACAGCAAACTGGCCGACGACCTCGAACTGGCCATGGGCGACACCAAAATTAAACTTGGCGACGTGCGCAAGTGGCGCTCAGCACAGACCGACGACATTGCTAAGCGTGCCAAGGCCGTAGACGTAGAACGCGAAAAGGTCAACAAGCTAGCCGAGGACGCCCTGAAGCTATGGAACCAGATGAAGGACGCGCCCCCTCCCAGGACCGCCGAGCCCAAGCACGATGACGACGACATGGCCTGGGCCGAAGACCCCTGGCTCGCCAAAGTGGGCAAGGCCATGCAGAAAATCTCTAAGCAGCTTGCCGACCAGCAGGCCAAGTACGACAAAGCGCTGGAGGATCACAAAGCGGCTCTAGCACAGGGCTTCAACTATGTCGTGACACGCGACTACGAGCAGCGCTGGAACGGCCTGCCCAACAAGCCCGCCGACAAGTCCTGGAAGGATTACTTAAAGGTCGCCCAGGACAACAAAATTAACGATCAGTGGGGCCTGCCTGACCCGATCAAAGCCTACGAAGAGTCCACTAAGGAAGACAGGTTGGCCGCACTCAAGCTAGCCGAATACAACCGTGGCATCGAAGAGGGCAAGAAGGTTGCCGCTGCCACCCAGGTTCCTCGTCCCGGAACCAGCCAGGTCATACCGACCAGGCCGAAGGGCGACAAGGTGTATAGCGAGGTCAACGACCTGCTGGACGATGCGTTCGGCGACCAAGACATTCAAAAGTTGATGACCGGTGGTTCGGTCCAATAGAGTTTAACGGAGGCATATCATGGCTGGTGTTGTAGGTACTGGAGTCCAACAACCGACGGCGCAACTGCAGAACACACTTGACGCCATCTCCACAAAGTACATTGACGGTAAGTTTGGAGATGTCGTCTTCAGACCCAGCCCATTGCTGTGGGCACTCTTCCGCCGAGGCCGCAAGTTCGACTGGGGTGCTGAAGTTGTGTACCCCCTGATCACCACTGTGCTCTCGACCAGAGGGCCGTACTGGGGCGACCAGCTCTTGCAGACCACCATCATCGACCCCATTCAGCCCGCTAATCAAGTGTGGCGTCCATATTACCAGAACCTATCACTCCCAGTAACCGATATCATCCTGGGGCGCGGCGGCCCGATTGGTATGGACCTCGTGAAGAGCATGCTCCAGGTAGCCGCTGGCTCCATGCTAGACATGCTCTCTAACGCCCTGTGGGGCGTGTCTCCCTTTAACAGCGCGATAGACGTAGACAACATCGTCGCCTGGGTACAGACCACCAACAACACTATCGCAGGCATCAACAGGTCAACCAGCACATTCTGGAACCCGACGGCCAACTTCCCCGGTGGTGGCACACCTCTAACGCCCGCCAACGCCGAGACCGCTTACCAGGGCGTCGTACTAGGCTACGACGAACCAGACATCATCGCCATGGACAACACGCGTTACGCAGGCTTCAAGAATCAGTTCACACCCCTAGTGCGCTTCAGCCAGATGGTCCAGGACAAAGAAGCCCTCCAAGCAGGCTTCCGCTACCACTTTATTTACAACAATGCCGTCGTGATCGCCGATCCGTTCTGCCCCGCGCAGACTGCGTTCATCCTGAACAGCAAATATATCTGGCCAATCTTCAACGCTAACGACTACTTTAAGGTTGATCCATGGATTCGTCCTTCCAACCAAAGGGTTGTGGTTTCGCAAATATTTTTAACTTGGCAAATCGGATGCAACTCACCAAGGATGAATCGCGCCATAACCGGTTTAGCCTAAAGAACTTACGGTACAAGGAGCATACAGATGGCCATTAACAATAGCGTCACTAAAATCTCTCCCGGCCTAGGCAGCGGGTTCCTGGCCCAGTCGCTGGCCAACGCCCTATCAGGTACTGCGGCCCAGACGACTACGATCACACTCACGTCTGGCACCGCGACCAAAGGCTATGTGCGGGCACGCATCTACGGTCCCTACACTGGCACCACGCCTACGTTCGTATCTCTCACAGTCACTGGTGGAGACGGCACCAACACGGTCACGTTTGCAGAGTTCTCACCAGCGGTGGCGGTCGGCCTGACTGCATCCACAGTATACGTAGACTGGTGCCACCCATTCTGCGTAGAACTGATGGGCACCGTGACCACTGGCTTAGTGACCATTAACTTTATCACCACGCTGGGGGGCACCTTACCAGTAGCCGTGGGCGACTTCGAGGTCGTGTACACAACTTAGTTCCTTACAAGGGGAGCACCAAACGGGGAGCTGGCAGCCGGTGAGTGTGGTACGGCTCCTGCTCCCCACTTAGTTTTAGGGGGATTACATGTTAGTGGGGGACATCATCATAACCGTGAGGGAGCTGATCCCCGATCCAGCTCCATTGCTGACGCAGGTTCCCACAAACACCTCCACAGTAGTCCCAGTGTCAGGGTCAACAATGCCCTCAGGTACCTACGCCACCGTAGTCACCCAGACCACAGCAGCCGGTGAAACAATCCAGTCGGCTGAAGTCACCGGCCTCGTGGTAAGCACTAACCAGGGTATCCAGGCTGTGACCACTCCCCTGCCGGGCGCCACCGGCATGCGCATCTACATCACTGGCCCAAACGGTGCCTCCGGCAGCGAGAGCTACTGGACATCAGCCCTCTACGCCACCACCCTTGGCCTACCTGGCTATGTGATCATATCGGCCTTGGGCACCCCCGGTGTTCCCCCTGTACGCTCAACAGCCTACGTGCCCGACCAAGATGGCCAAACGTTTGCAGCAGGCACACTGTTCAGATGGCTCACATTGGGCCTACGTGAAATCAGCCAGACCGTAGGCGGCCTGCCAAACTACAGTGGCGTCCAAAGCGTGCTCGGCCAACCTAATTACGTCGTCCAGGGCGAGTGGAACAAGATCACCGACATCTGGTACGACGGATGGCCCATGACCCTAGGCAACCGCCAGGGCTTCTTCAAGCGTAACACTGTTCAGTCTAGCGTACTGGACGCCGCTACCTTGGCTGTAATGGACAACCGGATCATAATTGAAAACTGGCCCCAGCCCGCCCGCACCGGCGGCTCCACAACCCTAACCGCAGGCATGGCCGCAACCGACATCATAGCCCCCGTAGCCAGCACAGCCGGGTGGCTACTCCCATTCGGCCTAGCTCAGATCGGCAACGAGATCGTCAGCTATTCAAACTTAGCTGGCACCTCCATAGGCGGCTTGGTACGCAGCCTTAGCGGGACCCTTGCTCAAGGGTGGCCCAGCGGCACCGTGGTTACCGAGCTTAATTTAACATTCCACGGTAGCCTAATTGTGACCACACAGTATACCCCAGGTACTAGTACTAGCTTACTGCCCATACCGTCAGGGTGGGACAGCATGCTCAGCTGGTACATGCTCGCCCGTGCCAGGGCCGCAGAGGGCGACGCCCAAGGCAGCCAGCAAGCCATGCAGGCATACCAGGCCCAAGTACAAATGTGGGCACGCACTAATCGCCAGCTAGCTGGCCCAGTGCAGATCAGCCAACATGGTGGGGAGTTTACTGTTTTTGGTGGAAGCCAATTTGGACGCTTCGTAATTCCTTAAGAATCAATATGTTACGTGCATAAATGGCCATCCAACCCATCTCACAGTCTGGCTTCATTAGGGGCATGAACGCCAGCACGTCCCACACCCTGCAACCTAAGGGCAGCGTAGCCAGACTATCCAACATGCTCCTGACGCACCGTGGTAGCCTCGTAACCTGTCACGGCTCAGCAGACGTATTCAGCCCCTCAGGCATCACAAATCAGTTCTTCTCCATAGGCTCCTACCAGCCCTCAACATCAGCCATATACGTAACAGGTCTGGGGCAGACTACGGGGCGCCAAGGTGTTGCCCCCGTAATCGGCGGCAGCTCAGCAATCTACGCTGGTGTAGGTGGCGTCACAGCCGTCCGCATTAATCCTACCTCAGGCGTAGGTGGCTCGTATGGCACAACCACCTACACAACCGGCGGTGTCCACAGCCTAACCGTCGTAGGCACCCTGGTAAACATAACCGGCTTCGCAGACACCACGTTCAACGGCAACTTTATAATCCTTACCATCCCCTCTACGACTACGTTCACAGTAACTCAAATAGGTCCCAACGCGTCGTCCACTGGAGGTAGCGTATCCCCCGGCAGCCTGCTCCCAGCCTCAACCTACTTCTACAAAGTCGTCGCCGTAGACAAGCCCATTGACACCCCTGAGCTAATGAGCATTGGATTGATCACAGCAGGCACCACTTTACCGTCCAACGAAATATCCCTGACCCCTGGTGGTTCCAACAACCAGACGCTAATAACTATTGCCAACGCTCCACTGTCAGCAGCAGGCTTCCTACTGTACCGCTCCACCACCACGGGCACCGAGAAACTCGTAAGCGGCTTCGTACCCAACACTAACCCTGGCGGCCTGGTAACCCTGTGGGACTTAGGCTACACACTACCGTTCCCCAGCATAGCTCCCCCAACGTCCAACACAACCACCACCACTACATTTTACTCCATGACCGGTACTGGCACAGCTAACTCCTACGGCACAGGTCAGGCCATAGCCGACCTGCCTGCTACAGCCTTCCACAGCATCCAACCCTACCCAGGTCAGTACGACGGCGACTACTTTTTCACAGGTGTGAACATAATCTGGACTCCCTACGGGGGCGTGCAGGGCACGATCATGCCAATTTCGTACATGATCCAGCTCCTGGACAAGCAGATATTAATATTAGGCAATGGTTACCCGCCCATGCAGTTCGACGGCACTAAACTTACACCCCTGACAGGTGGCTCAGGTACCGCCCCGTCAGGAGCTGCCGCCGGTATCGTGTATGCAGGCTCCCTGTGGGTAGGCAACACAGCCCCCTACGACCTGCCCGACGGCATAAATGGCCCCTCAGCCCTACGCATGTCCAACAGTAACAACCCAAACAGTTGGACCAACGTGAACAGTGCCTTCTTGGGGCGCGGCGACGGTAGCGAAATCACTGGCATGGCCGTATTTACGATAGCTGAGAGCGGAATCATCCCTACAGGTTCACTGGTGGTGTTCAAAGACTTCAGCACCTACCAGATCACAGGCGTGTTCGGGGCCACCAACTTCACGATCCAACAAGCCCAGACCGACATGGGCTGCATCGCTCCCCGCACCATACAGTTTGTACCGGGCTTCGGCATAGTCAGGTTGACTCACCTAGGGTGGGCAGTGTTTGATGGTGTCCGCGACAGGTTGCTGAGCGAAGAGCTGCGCCCATTTATATTCTTCGACCAGTCTCAGCAGACACTCGACGGCAACTCCCTGAACACCGACATCAATCCACTTGACTGGGGCTACGCCTACCGCTGCTGGGCCTGCCAGACCGTAGCGCCCGCAACCTACGTAGCCACCTACCCCACGATCAACAACTTCGGTGGCATAGGTAACATGAACACAGCCTTCAATTTCGACCTAACCCTACGGGCCTGGACAACCATTAGCTGGTTCAACGGTGTAGGCGACCTGGTCAACGCCATGATTATGTTACGCCCCGAAGGCTCCCTGCCCGTAACACTGCTAGCCGACAACTTCGGAAACATCCAGCGCTGGCAGGCTGGTGACGAAAACTGGGCCGCTCATTCGGGATCACTGCCTGTGCAGTGGAGCGTACGTACCGCAGAGGTCATCGGCAAGAGCCCCACAGACAGGTTCATGTTGCGGCGCCTACTTGTAAGGGGCACCAACAATGCCATTGTGCCTACTAACTTTACGCTACCTACAGTGCTGCCAGTGCTAGATAGAGTGTCTCAGCTGCCCCCTGTAACGGCACTGATGCGCACCTACCCTAATCCAGGCCTAGGCGGCCCCGGACAAGAGTTCCAACTGGACGTAGGCATGCGGCCCCTTAGGGTGGCCACGTCAGCCGCCTGCATCATCACTGGCAGCGGCAGGGTAGAGCTAGACAGTTTCGATTGGATGATCGTGCCTCGCCCCACTGGCAGGCCGATCACAATAAGCTAATGAACGTACGCCTATTCAGAGAAAACGAACAGTGGCCCAGTGGCCTGATAACTGGCTTCGAGAGCATGCCGCGCCAGTTTATCCAGCACGACTGGGTGTTTGTAGTGGAAGACAGTGATCACGTACAGGGCATCCTGATGACCGCCCCCGCCCACGGCCTAGTGATCCTAATGCGCTGCCAAATGCTTAAAGACGCACCAGTCACGACCCTACGTAGGCTACTGGGATGGTCACTGAGAGAGCTATCCAGGCGTGGATACCATCTGTGGGCCACCGTGCTCGATCCCACCACAGACGCTGAGCGCGAAATCTACCGCCTAGCCCGTATGTGGGGTGGTGAGCAGTGGCCGACACCCGCAGTAGTCGTAGTGGGCCTGACACACAAAAGCAGGAGGGTAGCCCAGTGCCCTTCATGATCCCAATATTTGGGGCCATCGGCAGCGCCCTGGCCACAGCAGGCAGTGCTATAGCTCCAGTGCTAGGCACCATAGGCTCAGCCGTAGCCACACCCTTCGAGGCCCTCGGCATCGCAGGCGCCAACACCCTTGGGCCAGCTTTAGGTGCCATCGGTGGAGGATCAGCCCTTGCAGGCGCCAGCACTCTTGGTGGCCTAGCTTCCACAGGCTTAAACATCGCAGGCCAGGTTAGCCAGCCATCCCTGAGCGACATCATGGGCCAGATCAGCCAAGGCCAACAGAGCGGCACCTCGCCCTCCATGACCCAGTCACCCACAACGGGCGCTACGTCTACTACTCCAGCGCCCCTGGGGCAGCAACAACAGCAACAGTTCTTAGCAAATGCGTCGGGTCAACTAGCCACGTCTCAAGGTCAAATGGGCGGCAGCCTAAGTCCAGGGTACGCCGACCAGCTGACTAACCAACTATTCAGCCAAAACTATGGTGGCGGCGTGCCCGACCAGAACCAGCTTGTGAACCAGGCCGTCAGCCAGTTCTTCGGCCAAGGAGCATAGCATGAGCCAGATATTTAGCGGTCTCGGGGGCATTCTAAGTAGCGTATTCAAGGGCCTAGGCGGCGGCAACCTGGGCCAAGGGCTCACCCGTGGTGTTGGCATCGGCCTAGCCGTTCCCTCACTGATCAGCCAAATGCAGCAGGCTGGCCAGCAGAACCAGTACCTGCAGACCATGCTCAACTTGAACAATCAGTATCAGCAACAGGAAGGCCAATACGCAGGCCTAGAAAACCAAGCACTGCAGCGCATAACGAACACCACGCCTCAGCAAGCAGCCAGCCAAATCAACTCCATGACGCAGCCCCTCAACCAGCAGCTTATAGACTCTGTGACTAACCCTACGCAGGCATACCTAGCCGAGCGTGGCCTGTCACAGGCCCCAGGCATCCAAGCCCAGGCCATAGCTCAGGGCCTAGCACCCTACGAGCAGCAGAACCAACAGTTGGCCTCTCAGAGCTGGCAGGCACTTAACCAACTACCATTCTACGCCCCTCAACCTGGTGCTCCTCCAGGCGTGAACTTTCCGCAGACCGCTGGCTTTGGTGGCATAGCGTCACTGTTGATGAACCAGCCACGAGCGCCACAGTCTCCACTGTACCCTAATCCATTTCCGCCAGGCTCATTCGGTACACCGCAGCCTGGAACACTACAGCCCCAATCCAGCCAAGGCTTAGGTGGCCTAGTCGATCCCAGCTATTATATGGACCCTGGCGTAGCTCAGCCTCCCTGGATGGCTGGGCTGGCGCAGGCATAAGGAGGATGCATTGGGGGCCTTTGGCAGAGTCGCAGGACAGATCGCAAACGACTGGGCATCGCAGCGCCAGACTAACCAGCAGACCAGCGAAGAGCTGGCCAACAATGCTGCGTCCCGTGCTGAGATCGCTCAACGCATCAAGAGCCAGATGCTCTCTGATCAACTGGCGCAGGCAGCGCAGTCTGCCACGGAGCGCAACAATGACTTAAAAAATCAGGTGCTCCAGCAGAACTTGAAGACCGCTGGCTGGGACACAGACCGAGGCCAGTATGAACAAGACGATCACGGCAATTGGCTATTTACTATACGTAATCCGTACACAAAGGAGACGCGTTCGTTCCCTTCCGGTAAGCCCTCGGCGGTCGTAGAGAAGGAAGACACCGACGCAGCCGCTATGGAGCGGCGCAAGCAACAAGATGCAGACACTGCTGCCCGTCAAAAGGAGACCGAACTCGCCAAGCAGCTCGCAGCCAAGGCTAGGTTCCAAAGTGACATGGCCCTGCTCAACGCCCGCGAGAACGCCATGAACCAGCGTGCAGCCAGGCTGGCCGACACCAAAGGTATGGACGCCCAGATGCGCTTTAAGTTTATGCAAGACCCACGCCGCCAGGATGCCTTCAACGATATGCAGCTGAAGAAGCAGGAGCTTGCGAACATAGACAAGCAGCTCACTGCTGGTAAGAACCCCACCGCCCGCACTGGCTTACTGGGCACATTCGACAGTAAAGAGATGAGCGACGATCAGCGCCAGTCCCTGGTAGACCAGAAGAAGCAGCTCTACGAGCAGATCGAGCAGGACATGCGCCAGATGGAGATGATCAGGGCGCTATACGATATGCCGGTGCCTTCACCTAATCAAGGTATTACTGCACCTCCAGGAGCCCTAGGTAGTGGGGGACCGGCAGGTGGTGGCCCACCTCCACTACCTGGAGGCTTTAGACCGGTGGCACCCTAATGCCCCAAGATACTCAATGGAAGTCCGTAGCTGAGGCCCCTGACGGGCGCCGCATTGGCTGGGACGGCGACCCCAATCACGGCTGGGTACCTATACCTAGCACTGGCACCGACAGACTAGCCATGGACGTTACCAAGGGCGCAGGCTTTGATCCCCAGAAAGTGTTCGAGGCTTCTGAGACACCTGCAACACCTGGCCGCAGCCGACTAGGTAACATGGGCGACGAGCTGTTACGCGAATCCGCAAGCGGCTTTGGGCACTGGGCACTCAACACCCTAAAAGACCCTGCACACTTAATCGACCCACTGAATGCTGCTGCCTCTGGCATAGCAGGTAGATTCGATAAGAGCATACTTAGGCCGCTGCTCGAAGCGCAAAAGTTTGGGCTAAAGCCCCCTAATGTAGGGGAAGAACTAGGCTCACTTGCTGCAGTAGAAATGGGCGCAGACACCTCCACGCTAGGGGGCAGGACCGCCAAGTCCGTAGCCCGCATGCCAGCCCGTGCCATATTCGGTGTAGGTAAAGCCGCCGAACATGCTGCCCTTGAGAACTTCACTCGTGAAGCCGGTGAAGCCCGTAAACAGTACCAAGCTGACCTTGAAACCGCTCGCACCAAAAACGCTGGCAACCGCGCCGCTGCCATGGACGATGCCCGCAAGGCCGAAGAAGCCTATCAGTCCAGGGTAGACGCATCCCGCAAATCTTACCAGGACGCCATCAGCGAACGTAAGCAAGCCTCAGCCCAAGAGTCTGCCGCCGAAGCTAAGAAAGGTGTCACAGGCACTGTCAAGTCTGGACCAGTGTTTCAGCGCCTATCAAGTATGGCTGACAGTGTAGCCACCAATGCTGTCAAAGCACGTGATGCCGCCCGTGCAGCGTTCAATAAACAGTGGGACCAGCTGCGCACAATGGTTGGCAAAGACGCCCAAACCAACTGGACACCCGTACAGCAGGCTGTACTCGATGCCCGCAAGAACATGCTTGCTGGCTCCCCTGAGTCCCTGAAGGTATTTAACAACATTCTCAACGAAGGCGGCGCCAAAGACTTTATTGACACTGAAGCTGGCGCTACACCTGCCGTGGTCAGCTCTACGCAGATACCCTATCGTGACGCTCAAGGTTATTACACTGAGCTAGGCACTAAAATGTACGGCAGCGCTGAGCTGCCTGGTGATGTGTGGAGAGCAATCAACCACGTGCGTGAAGCCATAGGCGATCAGATGACCGAGAACCACAGGGCCGTGGGCGCCGAACAGTTCGCTAAGGACCTACGCTCCAGCTGGTCTAAGTTCATGGACGACTTCTACAATCCAGACTCACCCACACGTAAGCTAATTGGCCAGCAGCAGTCACAAGGACGCATACAGCAATTAGCATCTGATAACAGTAACCTGATTGCACAGACCCTTGGACGCTACCAACAGTTTGGTGGGGACGCAAGTTTGGCTGGCCGAGTAAGGTCATTGCGTGGCCAGCTAGAAGGCATGCCTGGCAGCACTCCGCAGGCACCTGAGCTACCTACTGAGGCCGCTCGCAAGGCACTAGGTAGCAAGCCCACAGAGGCCAAGGTTAACATTACGCAGGAACCTACTGCACCTGAAGCTAAGACGTTCAACCCTAGAGACTGGCGCATGAGTGAGCTACTTAAGACCAGGGAAAACTGGAGTCGCGCCCGTGCCTACGACGCTAGCCCCTGGAGCCTAACCGGTGGGCGCACAGCCCTGATGCGTGGTAGCGCAGCCTTACTAGATAGACCAGGCTTCCGTGAGTGGCTTGCTGGCCCTGAACCTAAGGCGCCCAGAGCCGCACCAGCACAGGTTCCCCCAACAGGAGGGGGTGGGGGAGGACGGCCTTCGGCCCCCTCAGCAGCTAGTCCCCCTACTGCTGCCCCACCTCCTTCAGCACCCCCCGCTCCCCCAGCGGCAGGCCCACCTGCGCCTAGCCCAACTTCAGTGCCTCCCTGGGCCATAGGCCCCCTGTTGAAGGCCATGCGCGAGAACGCCCAGCGCCAAGAGTTTGAAAACTTAGTCAAGCGCCTAGGCGGCCAAGGTAAAGTGGGCCCCCTGTAGAGGGCACATACGGTCACATGTCAAATAAGCGCAAAGCGTCCCAGCATAGAATTTCAGATAAGATCGCCGTATTGCGTCGAGAAGGTAAGTCAGCCTCTGAAGCTGCTGGTGCGGCATATGGAATGGAGCGCGAAGGCAGGTTAAAGTCTGGCGGTAGATACGTTCGCAAAGGCAGCCGCAAAACGAGGAGGTGATCACATGGTGCGTATACGTATATTACTCCTTGGCCTGCTGCTGTTTGGCATCCCACGGTTAGTGCGTGCTCAGCAAGACTTCGTTGTGGGGCCACTGACTGCCCAAGCAGCTGCATGCCCAGTCAGCCCTGGCCAAGTGTCCCAGTCAACATCCGCCCTGACACTCGCTACCGTGAACTATGGTGGAGCCACATTCACCATCGGAGCCTCAGCCTTCTCTGGGACTGTAAGCTTCTTCGGGTCTGGGGATGGTGCTGTAACGTGGCAACCCTTAAACGTATTCCCATCCAACAGCACAACTCCAGTGACCACAGCCACCGCAGCTGGAGTGTGGCAAGTTAACGTAGCAGCTTATACAAACGTATGTATGGTGGCCACTACTTACAGCTCTGGTACAATCACTGCCACCATCCGTAAGGCCACCGTCTCCGCGCGTGCTGGCGGGGGCGGTGGTGGTGGCGCAGGGGTAGCCAGCCTAAATGCCCTAACAGGTGCAGTAACCTTAGCGGCAGGTACAAACATATCGCTCACTCCAGCAGGTAACACTATAACCGTTGCCGACACCAGTATAACCGGCCTAACCACAGGATCGCTTACTAAGGCAGGCAGCGCCACCACGGTTGTCAACTCCCTATGCGACGAGGGCATCACCACAGCTAACACCTTAACCTGCACAGACACAAGCGGCATTGCAGCACCAGGTTTCGTAGGTACGGGCACGGGCGCAGGCTTCGACGCTCTCGTACAAGGTGCTGACAACTGTGTAGCGAAGCAGCCTGCAGGCAGCGTATGTTGGGAAGCGCCTGCGGCAGGCGTTACAAGTTACCACGGCCTTTATGCGGTCACTCCTTCAACAGGTATCCCACACTACAGTTACTCAGCGCCTACAATTACAGAAACGATTAGTGCCATCGTAGGCGCCGACTGCCCCACCTGTATAATCTCTGCCGGTGCCATCACGAATAACGTGCTGCCTAAGGGTAACGGTGCCCAGGGGCTAGTAAACTCTTCAATAACTGACAATGGCACTAACGTAACTACCACCGACACAGGTGGTTACGTCGCTCCTGTATTCACAGCCAACGGAGCAACCGCCGGTTTCATGGACTTCGCACAGGGCACGACCAGTGGGGCTGTAGCTCCCTGCAACACCGCGAACAGTATCTGTTTCCAAGCTCCTACGGCAGTCACTAGCTACCTGATTAACTTGGCAGGGGCAGCCAGCACCGGTATACCTCACTACGTCAATGCTGCGAACGTTATAACCGAGACCATCACCCCCATAGTAGTTGGTGATCTGCCCACCACGGGTACTTGGGCCTTTGGGGGAACGCTTTCGGGGAATTTCTCCGTTACCGGCAATCAGACTAGCACGGGCGTGCTCACGGCCACGCAACTTGATGGCTGCCAGCACGTCAACGCCAGCCAGAGTTTTGCGGCGGCGCTTGCAGCGGTAAGTTCTCCCGGTTGCATCTCAATCGACCCCGGTACTTATGTCGTCGGGACCAATGCAGCTATCGGCTCTACGGTTACATTGATTTCTGAGAGCGGCGGCCTTCTATCGGTTTCAACCGGAATTACACTGACGGTTAACGGGCAAATTCAAGCACCTACAGGCGCTCAGATATTTACCGGATTGGGAACTGTTTCCGTTCCCACGGCTTTCATGTCGGTTTACGCCTCCTGGTTTCCGGGTGCGGATGTTGGAGCGAAGACGCAGGCAGCGATCACTTCCTGTCCCTCGAATTGCCGCATCTGGCTGCCGGATCAAGGAACGCTCAGTTATTCGACGCCGATCAATATGGCCGTGGGCGCCTCGAACGGAGTGCATCTGATTGGAGCCGGAGAAGGGGCGACAATCCTGACCTACACGGGATCAGCTTCAAATACTGCCGTCAGTTTCGGGTGCACGACAAACGCCACGCTCGAATATGTGCAGATCACCACAGCCAACACGACCGGCACCGGCGTTTCCATGTGCGGTACGAATAACAAATTCCTTAATAGCACGGTGAACGGATTCGGAACCGCGATCAACGTGACCGGCTCGGGCGCTTCGTCTTATGTGCGGTCCTTCAAGACCCGCATCCAGAACGTGAATGTCTCAGGTTATAGCTCTATCGGCATCCAGGTAGACCATGCCGTCGATACCTACTTAGATTCCATTGAGGGCTTCGGTGCAGCCGACAACACCACGACTCAGGATTTGCTGGTCGATACGGGCACGAGCGGCCTGTATGTGAATGGCCTCTCTGTGGGCTACGGACTCAACGGCCTGATGGTGCAGAAAGTTCTGAACAATGTCGGAGCTCCCGCAGCTTATAACAACGGCCCTCTGTTCCTGCGCTTTGTTACCGCGTTCTTCGACACGATAGACGGCGGCGACGCCTGCAAGTTCGATTCGACCCTCGGCAACAATCCTGTCGATGCTCAATTCGACTCAACCTCCTGGTGCTCTGCCGCTGGCTTAAATGCAGCCGGTACGGTCGTAACCACGACGGCGAACGGAGTAGGCATCTACGGCGGCAACGGCATCACCTTCATGGGTAAGGCCAGAAGGAATGCCAACGACGGTGTGCTCATCAATCCATCAGCCGCCTGCAACTACATCAAGATTTCAAGCGCTTGGATCACCGCAAACAACGTCAACGCGAACGCGGCAGGGCACGGCATTAATATCCTGACCGGATGCACGAATGTTTCCATCACCGATAGTCATATCGGAAACGAACTCGATTCGGGCGGCGGGCAAAAATACGGGATCAACGTGGCGGCTGTGAACGCCGACGTCCTTCTCATCGAGCACAACCACCTCGAAAACAACGTTACGGGCACGCTGAACAACGGGAACACCGGCAACACGTGGGTGTGGGGCAATACGCCGATGGCCGGTCCTACGCAGAATATCGTCTGGGGCGGCGTGACCATGACGAGCACTCTAGGGATGAACAATAACGCCGTCACGGGCATCAATGCGCTGACTCCGAATGCCGCTGGAGTAGGCGACATCGGCTCAACCGCATTGCCATTTCCTAATCTCTGGCTCGGCACAGCAGCAACGAATAATTTTAAGTTCGCTCCGGCAGCGACGGCAGCTCAACGCGTCGTGACGTTAAACGATCCTGGAGCAGCAGTAAGCTTGCCTTTCCTTAGCGCTACAGATACTACGACTACTCATTTTGCTGCAGCCACCGCGACAGGTGGCGTTTTGACTACCAGGGCGATTGCGGCCACTGATCTTCCAGCTAAGCTAAACGGCAGTTGTGCGCCAGTCGCCAGCGCGGTAGCTGTTACCAGTTCGAATCCAACGATCAACGTCGATCAGAACCTTATTCAGTTATCCATTCCTGCAGGGTGCCTCAACACTTTGAGTCAGCCATTCGAGATCAACGGCGGGGGAATCTATTCCTCTACGGCAGCTTCTTCTCCAGTGCTTACGTTCAAGATCAAGCTTTGCACGATCAGCGGATGCGGTTCAGGCACGGTCGTGACTCTAGGCAGCTGGATCACTCCGGCCCTGAATACAACTGCGATCACCAATGCGACTTACAACATAAGCACTACGGCAGTGACCTCCGCAACCGGAGCGACTGGCACTCTCGCGCTTAAGGGGAACCTGACGCTCGACACGGGAGCCTTAGTTTCAACGCCAGATGTGGTGATTGCGGATTCCAATATCGCCGTGTCGGGGACAATTGACTTAACGGCAGCGCTCTTCATCGACTTTACGGTAGCCCAGTCAGTTGCGGGTGCGAGCAACTCATATACACAGATGCTTGGGGCAGAAAGATGAGACGCTCACTTCTCACTCTCGGAGGGATCGTATGAAGCGTGTGACTTTATGTTTCCTAAAGGTTTCGGCACAGGCATTACTCGTTGCGATATTAGCTATCGGAGTTTTGGCAATCGGAACTGCTGCTTACCAAGGCGCAGGTGGAAAATCCGGTTTCGGCGGTTTATTTGGTCTAGGTGGAGGTGCACAAGCACAAGGCGGAAGTTTCACGGGCTGGTATCCAGGCTTCATTACTGATTCAGCTCAGTCCACCACAGTCAGCGGTGTTGCGAATCAGATTCAAACCGAAGGCTTCATCATGCCAGCCGGGACGGATACGATTGCCAAACTTGTGTTTTATGTTCAGACACAGGACACGGTAAACAATAGCGACTTCGGAATCTATAACTCTAGCGGCACTCAGCAATGTCATGTCGGGGGAGCGACGTACGCCACTGGCCAAAAAACACCTGCTTGCTCGGCGACGCTTACTGGAGGGAAATACTATATCGCCATGTGTTCAGCAGCGACCACGTTGCAAATCAATGGAAGCGTAAATCACAACCATCCGTTTGAATTGCAGGCCAGTGCAACATCTTGTACAAGCGGAGCACTACCGGCCAGTATCACTATTCCAGCCGATACGGCTGGATTCAACACTGCCGGGATTTCAATGCAATGAAAACTACATTACTAGCGGTGTGCTTTGGTTTGTTTGCACTTTTGTCTCATGCTCAGACACCTTCACAGTTTTCCTCACTGAAATCGTGCATCATCAACAATCCTGGTGCTTCCGAGACTTATACGGGGGATTGTTCGGTTTACTCCAGCCCTCAATACGACATCACGGCAATTTCCTGCTCAGCCAACGTCGTAGCCGTCACGATGGCAAACAACAGTGATACTCACGTCAGCTTTCCTTCTGGCAAGAAAATCCTAATCATCGGCGTGACGAACACTGCGTTTAATAGCGCGTTTCCGTTCGGTAGCCCGTTTACGGTGTTAGCTTCACCAAGCCCGACGGCCACCACGTTTTCTTATGGTGTTGGATCGTGTCCAGGCGGGGGGGCGTCAAGCGGAGGAGCGGTACAGCCAGCGGTCTATGACGGGACCGCTTCAACGATCTACATTGATCCCATCTTCGGAACGACTATCAAGAGACTGACTCCGCAGACCACAGAGACTCTGGGTGTAGGTGGAGATGCCACAACGAATGACACGATTCAAGCATGGAGTCTCAACGGCACGTATCTAATGATTACGCAGGCCGGAGGAAACATCGGCCTCTATCACGGAACCGAGCCTTACGCCTTCATCCGTACGTTCGCCCAGCCAAGCGTCATCCAGTACGATGCCGTGACCACGGTAGAACAGCCTTACACAAGCTGGAGCAACACAAACGATTGTTACTTCTTCACGACCTATCAAGCTCAAGTGCGGATGGTTAATGTTTGCACGAGCGACACACGGACAACCATCTTCGCGCCCACAACACTAACGGACACAGCGTCTAACAGCATCACCATGTCTAACGGTTGCGGTGGAGGGCAATGCTTCATCTATCCCTACGTTTACTGCGACATCGACACGTCAGACCGCTTCTCATTCAAGCTCGTGGACTCGAATGAAGCGGTTTACGGATTCGGCGTGATCCAAACTAATATCTCAATGGCGAGTGCTTCGCTTGTTTGGTTCCACAAAATAACCTCTCCGGGGGATATGGTTGTGCGCCTTGCCCCGAGCAAGAAATTGCCTGGGGGAAGCTGTATTGGCCCGACCAATAGCGTCTACGTCGGCTGGTCTAACTGGAACACGTGGGATAACTTCCGGCCTGTGCATTACGGAGGAACGATTGCTATAGATGCGATAGCCAAAACAATCACCATCACTGGAATTTCCGGTCCGTGGAACAGTGTAATCTCGGGAGATTTCGTTCTTTTGGGCGGCTTCGTCAATTCGGGGAATAATAACTTTTTCACTGTTTCTTCCATTGCCAGCAATGTAGCTACGGTGTCTGATCCCATGAGTCTATTGGTCACAGAGACGGTCACCAATAGCGGAAACTATCGAGTCGTCTATGACAAAACTCACTGGGGACAAGAAGAGTTCAATTCGACTACCGGTGCGTTTATCCGGCGCAACAGCATTGACGATGCCAGCTCGCACAACGATTCGGTGTTTTTGGCTGATGGAAGCGAGGCTTATTACGGGCCGATCTTCGTCACAGTGAGTGAGGACTTCAACCGGCTCACTGCAATTAAAGCCTCTGATGGAACAACCAAAGACACTTACTTCACCGTGGATTTCAAGACTAATAACGGCTCGTGGCACGCTTCGGGGCGGGGAAGTTATGGGGCGGGAGGACTTCCTGGCTGGGCTATCGTGAGCACTTACGACGGACAAACTGTAGATACGGCCCCTCCGATCCGTTTGGGAAACACGGAAATATGGGCGGCTAAGTTAGATAGTTCCAATGAAAATCGGAGAATCGCCCATGCACAGAGTATCTGGGCATCGGATTACTTTGCACAGCCTAGACCTGTGGCCAACAGGAACATGACCAAGATCATCTGGACCTCAAACTGGCGCATCAATGCAGGTGTCGATGATGTCTACTTAGTAGAGTTGCCTGCAAATCTGGGAAATGTGGTAGGCGTCCGTGGCGGCGCAATGATCATGGGTGGACAGTCTGTACATCAGTAAATTTACATACTAACCAGGAGGCACTATGGCTAAGCCGTCGTTAGAAGAGACCGACCGTGACTTATTCGGCAAGGGCAGTGAGATGAACTTTGGAGGGCGCAAGGGCCGTGGGCGCTCCGGCAAGCGTGGTAAGGGGCGCAAGGCACACAAGGGGAAGGGACGTTACTAAACTTAGAGGGAGGGTAGCTATATCGCAGGCCCAGGGTTCACCACTGTACAAGCCAATGTGCTAGACCCTAATGGCGTTCCATACGCTAACGGGACGTGGACGGCTAATTTTATAGACCCAGGCACGCCCGGCAAGACACCGCTGATCAACGCCAGCATTATCACACGGGTGTACGCTGGAGATATGGACAGCTTTGCGTTCTTCACGGTGGACTTGCCCGATAACGTTGTGATCGGGGCACAGTCGGGAGCCATCAACACACAGTGGCTATTTACGTTTGCGGCACAGTCTAGCCCGTTGGGGCTGGGAGCGCCACCTGCGTTCAGCCTTAAGTTGACGATATCGGGATCGTTCAACAATATCTCGGCGGCAGTACAAGCGGCTGCGGCACCTTTCCCCGGAGGCGGGGGCGGAAGTGCAACTCTGGGAGGCAACAATGTGTTCACAGGCCATAACACTTTTACGGGCACCACGACACTTGAGAATATTGGGCTGCATGCGGTCACAGGGACGGTTAATAGTGTCAACAAGGTATTCACACTGGCGATAACGCCGGTGGCTAATCAGTTTGTGCTGGTGTTCCTGAATGGGCTTGTGCAGAACCCTGGGGGAGGCAATGACTACACGCTTTCGGGCAACACGATCACGTTTACCGTGGCTCCAATAACCAGTAGTGTGGTATTAGCCCTATACTAACATGAACAGAAACGTATTAAGTCAGCGGCGATATAGGCTTAGGCACCCTGAATATTCTAGTAACTACTATAAGGCCCATAAGGACACTGAAGCCTATAAGGAATATCACCGCAGATATCGGGAAGCTAACAGGCTGCGTGCGAACGAACGTAGCGCTATGTACGCTAAGCAGCCTCGCGGCAAGTGGAATCTGCTGAAGTCTTCTTCTAGGCGGCGTGGTATTACCTGCACTTTAAGTTTTGAGGAGTTTGAAGCAGCTATCAAGGACAGGGAGTGTCATTATTGCGGGGGCTTAATCGGCCCAAATCTAGGTTTAGATCGCAAGGACAGTAACCTTGGGTATACGATTGGCAACATAGTGCTCTGCTGTTGGCCTTGTAATGCAATCAAGCACACTTTCCTTAGCTACGAAGAGATGCTAAGTATAAGGCCAGTGCTCATTCGAGCCAGAAATAGGCGTGAGCTTACCATATGAAACCAACCAATCTGCATTCATTATGTTTACTATCACTAGCTCTGTTGTGCTGGCCCTCTATTAGCAGGGCGCAGAACACACAGATTGATCCCACCCAAGTTAGAGGTGGTGTGGGGGGTGGTGGGGGTGCGGGCATACCCTTTGGTATAGGTGGGGGCACTGTACAGGTACAGACTGTGACCACTGTGCCGAACATCACGTCGTGGACCAATGGACAGTGGATCAGCTGGGCGCCGGTGGGGGCGAACACTGGCCCCGGCACTACGCTCACGGCTGATGGCCTGGCGGCTGTGACCATAACTAAGTGTGGCACGCTGCCCCTTGTGAACGGGGACATTCAGGCTAGCCCTACTGCTTATGCTCAATACGATGCCATTAACGTTGTACTTAATTTGCAGAATCCTGTGAGCGGGTGTCCTGGGCTGCCTGTGACGGCTGGCACCGCTAACGTTCAGACCGTGACGATCACGCCCCCCGTGACGGGCCATGTGCCTGGGGCGGCTTATAACGTACTAGCAGGGGTGGCTAACACTGGGGCCATGACACTTAATATTGGCGGGGGCGTCTGGAACGTGACCAAGTGTAATGGCGTGGTGCTGCTGGCCAACGACTGGCCACTGACATCGCCTAAGACTATTATGATTGTAGTGGACGATGGCACTGAGCTGCAGCTGCTCAACCCGCAGGCGACGGCATGTGGGGCTGCCGGGCTCGCACCTCAGTATAAACAGTTAAGGTGCATAGGGGGCCTGGGTGATGGACTCAATGTGATCCCTGCTGGGACATACTTACAGTCATCGTGCTACAACGATACGTCTAATAATTGGCAGATCACCGGGGTCAAGTGTTATACCGATGCGGGCACATCGACGTTGAATGTTGTGGGGTTTGCGTTGGGCACAGTGCTGGCAGGGCCAATAACGTGTACTAGTTCATGGAACGCAGGAACGCTGTCAGGCTCGGGGGTGCTTGGAGCGGGTGACTACCTCAAGTTCACTTTTGTGGCCGATGGCGTGGCCAAGCAGACCACCTGGTTAGTATCGTTAACACAATGATCCGTTTAGGCTTAATTACGGTTATCTTATTGTGCTCGGCTTTGCGAGCGCAAGCATGGACGGAGACTCAGTTTGCACACATAGCGGGTGGGTGTACATCTAGTCCTTGTGTGGTGGCGTTGACCTCCACGGGAGCTAACCACTTTTTGGGGATAGCACTCACTGCCAACGCGTTCAATACGTCGCTAGGGTCGCCACCGGCTGGGGCTTGTAACGTTGCATGGGTCCATGCACCTAGTATGCCAGTAAGCTCTGGGGCTACCGGTAACTCGCTCGATGCCTATTACTGTCTACAGTCGGTAAGTGGCATCACGTCGATAAGTCAGCCTATTACGATCAGTGCTGGGACTGCTGACGTAGGGGTGTGGGAGGCCACACCTACACTGGCATTGTTTGCGCTAGACACTGGGGCCGTGAGGGCGTCCAGCGGCACTGGGAGTGGGTGTGTGTCTTGCGCGGGTGTGCCATTGACGCTGTCGGGTAACAGTGACTTTATTATTGTGCTGGCCGGGGGCACTCAGCAGGTTACGGGGCTGACTGGAACGGGCTTCACACTGGATAACTCTAACTTATTTGGCGACTGCTTTGGGAACGGTATCACCACGGGATCGCTGACGGCACCAGCAACCTGGACTATGTCTGCTAGCGGTAACCTAGTGGACTATGCCATAGCGTTCCAGGAGACTTCAAGTGGGGGCGTGACTGTGGTGCCTAGACATCCAGGTGGGGTGTTTTGATGGTGCGCCAGCACGTCCTATATAGGGTGCTCAAGCTGGTTGTGCTTATGCTGATACCTGGACTGTGTATGGCCCAGGCATGGTCGGGTGTGATATCGGCTGGGCGTGCCATTGACTGGTCGGCTGCTGGCGTTGTGGGGGGCATACCCGATGCAGCCTGGCCACAGTGCGGCTCGACCATTGCGGCTTATGGTACAGTGGGATCGCCGGGGTCACCTGCGACGATTAACAGTGCCATAGCTGCTTGTGGCACTAACCAATTTGTGTTGCTGGGAGCAGGCACTTTTGTGCTGAATGCCAAGATTGACTTTGCGTCTAAGTCTAACGTGGTGCTTAGGGGCCTGGGGGCTAACCAGACCATTATAATATTCACAGCTGGCCCAGGCACGGGCTGTCAGGGGCTGGGTGGCGGGGTATGCATTATCAATGGCGACATCCAAGATGCACGCAGCGGGTTACCTAACACAGCGGCCTGGACAGGTGTAGGCTCTCCTGGGGTATACCCGAAAGGTTCTATGGTGGTTACCTTAGCAAACGTTACTAACCTACAGGTGGGCGACTTGATGATTCTGTGGCAAGCCGATCAGGCGACTGATCCAGGGACAATCTGGAATTGCCAGAACACCGGAGCGCTAGGTGACTGTTCAGAGCAGGGTGGCCAGAATGGCCCTGTAGGCAATAGCCAGACCCAAACTGTAACCGTGACTTCTATAAGCGTAGACGTTAATGGACATGAAGTAGGAATTACGCCTGGGATATATTCACCTATCTGGGGGTCGGGGTTCACGCCCATGGCAGGGTGGCCTAGTCACTTACCCGTTACGAATGATGGCGTTGAGAACCTTACGCTGGACGCATCACTTACTACCGACAGTCCTGGAAGTGCTGGGACGCTCATATTCTTTGGATGGGCCAGTAACTGTTGGGTCACGGGCGTCCGTACGATCAATAATGCAACGCCTTCTTACAGAAACAACATCTGGGCCTACCAGTCGGCGCACCTGACTATTCAAAGTAACTATGCTTACGGCTCGAACGGTTCGAGCTTGAGCTATGGGCATGAAATCTCGTTCATGTCCAGCGACAATCTTGTGGCGAATAATATCTATCAGCATGTGTCGTCCCCTGAATTGATGAATGGTGGGGAAGGCAATGTGTTCGCTTATAATTATGCGGTGGATAACTTTTATACGGCCAGTGGCACAGCGGCTAACTTTGAGCAGTCCGACTCATACCCTAGCCATCAAGATGGATCGTACTTTAACCTGTTCGAGGGCAACGTGGGCGCCAAGATGGCCGCTGATGACATCCATGGGACCAGTTGGATGTCTACGATGTTCCGTAATTACTGGACTGGACGTGATGGGCCGTTCAAAATTCAGAGCACCATGGTTGTGGACAACGAAGCTTATGCACGCTATTTCAACCTGATAGGTAACGTGCTTGGTGAGGTAGGCTATCATACTACCTATAAGGATGTCCCCTCCTCGAACGTGGACAACACTGGGTGTGGTACTACAGGTAACGTTACTATATATGCCCTGGGATGGGCTGGGGGCTCGGGGTGTAACTTTTCCATTGTGTACAATGACACAAACGTTAGCCCCTTTATTTACCTGTGGGGTAACTATGACACGGTAAACGCTGCGGTGCGCTTTGTCAATGCAGAGGTGCCCAGCGGGCTGGGATCGTACCCACAGCCGGTGCCATCAAGTCACACTCTACCTGCATCGTTCTACTATTCAAGTAAGCCATCGTGGTATGTGGATGGGATCGGGCACACGTCCATACCTTACCCAGCCATCGGGCCTGACGTGACTGGTATAGGGCCTGGAGGGCTTACCAACATTACTCCTGCCCAGGCATGCTTCAATAACAGTGCGTATGACACATTTTATACAGTCAGCGATGGGATCACTGGGATCACCGAGAGCGGTACTACTGCGTCAGCGGCCCTGGTGACCACGGCACCGCTTGGTGCCCTCAAGTTCTCGCAGTACAATTCGTTCTGGATCACAGGGTCGCCTGTTGGGGGCTACAATCGTCTATGGCAGCTGGCTACAGTGTCGGGCACAACGATCACATTCACGGCTACAGCTGGCCTAGGGACGGCAGGCAGTGGGGGAGCTGCCAAAGTTAACGCTATAAAGTTGTTCAATGCCAACACGTGTTACACTGGGTCGGCCATCCCGGCCTTGATGAATGCCAGGCAGCCACGACTGTGACCAAGTCACTACAGGAAGAGGTGACCCAGCTGCGTATAGACGTGGCCACACTTAAGGTGCAGCTGCAGGCGGCTAAGGAGGCACTGGCACTAACACATGAAGTTAGTCACACTTGGCTTTATGTGTCTGCTGTGATAGGATGGATACTGGCCCTGGGAGCTATTGGAGTGTTGTTAATTCCACACGGAGGAGCAAAATAATGAACGTAGTCACTCATGCGGTCCTGCAGGTGATCATGTTTGTGCTACAGTATGGTAACCTGGCATCTAATATAGTGCCGGATAAGTATAAGCCCATAGCGGCTGCAGTGATCAGCCTGGCGCAGGGAAGCCTGGCACTTTTCAATCACTACTATACTCCTGCAGGTACGCCTATACCGCCTGCAGCTAAAGCATAATGCACGTATACGAACAGTCCACAGGCAGGTGGCTAGACCCCCAGGGTGTGCTTATGGCTGTCGGGTATGCTGGGGTGGGCATAGGCTTAAACGAACCTGAGCTGCAGTCTGAACCTTTTGTGGGGCCGCTGCCTGAGGGCCTCTACTTGATTGGCGAGCCCCGTGACACTATTAAACATGGGCCGTATGCACTGCCGCTAACGCCTGATGCTGCTAACCAAATGTTCAATCGCTCAGACTTCATGGTGCACGGCGACGAGATCGCACATCCTGGCCAACACATGGCCTCGGAAGGTTGTATTATTTTAGGGCGCCCCACACGGGAAGCGATCTGGCAGAGTGGCGACAGGCAGCTTAATGTGGTGGCGAACTATGTGCCCCAGCCATCCATGGTCGTAACGGACCCTGACATTGCAACGTAACGGTATCCATGGGCCATGAGCCTGTGGTATTCGAGTGCCTCTACGTAGGTTGGTGAAGCGGGAACACAGTTGTCTCGGTGGGGGCGCCATTTGTGTGCCCCCTATTTTCACCTGGGAACACCACTAGATTAGTAGACTGTACCATACCCCTGCGGTGGGCTAGCACTAGCCTATATTCCTCAACAGTAAGCGTACCTTTGTCAGTGTTACACTTTAGGCAGGCTGTGACGATATTGTCAGGTGACTTCAGACCGCCACGGGCCTTGGGCACTTTGTGGTCACGGGTGCGGTGGTGCTGTGGAGTGTGCTGCCTGCCAGCTACAGACAGGTGGCGCACTATTAAGCCGCAATAGAAGCACGTCTCTGTCATAGTGCGCCTCCCGGTTAGGTTACTTTCTTTCTATGCGTTTAGGCTTACAGTCGTTCAAGTGACGAGCTACCTTCAATTCGCACAGCAGCAGAAATGCGTCCTCGTTATGACCCAGCTTTGAGAAAGCATCGGCAGCAGCTCGTTTCTCACACTCCTTGTCGGTGCGTGTGAACCCGATCACTGCCCCACCAGTGAGGAATGACCCTCCACCCGAGTACCCATTACGACATGATGATGTTGTGGAGGCTTCTGGGGGCCACACACTTGGAGCCTGGCGGGGATTAACAGATTGGTCAACGATACTTTGAGTAGCTGTAGCTGGTGCCGATACCCGTGACTCAGATGTGCTGGTAGCAGCAGTGGTGGTATTCGGCTTATCGTGCTGTGCCCATGCTGGGGCCACAAGTGACATCATAACTAATGTTATGTAGATGTATCTCATTGTTATGCTCCTTGTGTGGGAACTACTGGAGGCGGCGGCAGTTTATCTAGAAGGGCCTGTGCCTCAGCAATGTAGTCTTGGGCGTTTTTAGTGTGATGGATAAGGTGGATTAGAGCTGCTATGCCCTTCTGGGCTTGAGGCTCAAGCAGCTCGAACGCTTGGATTGCGGCCTGTATTTCTGCGGGTGTCATTGGTACACCTGATACCTTTCTGCCTGCAGCTGTGCGCTGAGGCTGTGCAACTCAGCAGGTGTTGGTTGAATAGACGCTATGGCCGGGTTAGGTACAATGGGCTGGCCCCATTGCGTCAGTATGCCGTTGATGGCGATGATCGCGGCGGTAGCTCCAAGCTGGACGTTCTTTTGGGCTGCTGACCCTAGGATGCGTAGCTGGGTTAGTTCGGTGGGACTCAGCAGGCCAGATGCAAACGTGGTCAGGCAGGTGGCCAGTTTGGCCTTGGTGTTGCCAGCGCTAGCGATACAGATATTCGCTTGGCTGTCCAGGTTGAAGCCCAGGGTGATGAACGACTGTACGGCGGCCTGGTCGCTGGGGGGCAGCTGGGGTATCTCAGCCTGCACAATGTTCAGGATGCCTACAATTATGTTGCTGACGCTTTGGGCGGTGGACTGAGCGCTGCAACCGGACATGAGCAGGGTAGACGATAGGGCTACTGCTAATATGTATCGTTTCATAGTGCCTCCGTTTTGAATGTGATCAGACTGCTGGGAGAGCATGGTAGCAGTAGCTCCCCCGTTGGTCAAGCTATAACTAGGCTTCCCTGGAGCCCAGCACAGTGCGTACATTATTGGTCAAGTGGTGGAAGCGCTTGGCCATACTGCCATTGGCGTCTTTACTGGTCCCACCTGAACCATGACTGTGGCCCAACTTATATACAGGCTTGGTCAGCCCGTAAGTACCTGGCTCAAACCCGCCCCCACGATCAAACGACACAACCTCACGTGTGGTGGCTTCTGGTACATAGTACCTGATGGCCTCGTCCCCTTTGACAAGATAAGCCACTGTACGGGCGATGATGACCCCGTCCAGCTTAAGCTCACGCTTACAGGCGACGGCCATGGCACAACCTGCATGGTCGTTGCGCCTGGAGACTTTGTCATCCTGCTTGGTGACTTCGATCTCCAGGCCCTTGGTGGCATCAGTTACGCGGGTGACTTTGGGAAAAAACTTACGAACATTGTGTAGCGCCTTAGGTACTTTGTGCTTAGTGCCAACGTGCTTAGACATTGTACATCCTCCCTTACGTTAGTTTATACTACTACTGCTAGGTAAAGTCAAGTCAAACTTTGTGCATCTCGCCCCAGTTTTGGCCTATGCTGACCTCAACTCCTATCGTGAGGCCACCTAACTCAGGTATGGGAGCTAGCATTTCGTCGCGCAGCATAGCTGCACACGCTAGAGCGTCAGCCTCGGGGGGCTCACACAGGAAGCTGTCGTGGATTATGAGCCTGAGCCACTTGCTCATTTGCTCACACTTAGCCAGCCTCAGTAAGACCTCACTTTGAATAGCTGAAGCTGTGGACTGGGGCAGGAATGCGATGGCTCGCTTGGCGTCGTCGCCAGGGATAAACTTGTCCCTACGTTTATCGTAATGCGATACCTCGTAGAACCAGTGCCGGTAGCCGAAGGAGTTGTCTAGGTAGCAGTCGTGGGCGGCACGGATGCAGATGGTGTCTTGCCACTTACGAACGTCCTGGCCAGGCTCAGTTTCAAAGTAGAATGACTGGAGTTTGCGGGCTGCAGCCACCGTAGGGAACTCTTCAGGGTACTCTTCAGCGATGCGGATAGGCGTACCTTTATAGTTGCTGAGGTGGACGATGCGCTTACACTTTTCGTAGTCGTCGGGCCAGGCGAGCTTAGATTCGCTCGCCAATGCTGCAAGGTCGGGATCATCTATAGAGTACACCTTACCGTGATAAGCTGCAGTGAGCCAGCCATGGACACCAGCCTTGGCCAGCTTAATGTAGCGTGGGCTACCTGCGAACCAGCCCACCAGTACAGCTTCGATAGCGCTGTAGTCTGCCTCGACTAGCATGTGCCCAGGGGCCGCAACGATCATCCTGCGAAACTTCTTGGCCAGCTTAGACCGTTTGGGCACGTTCATCAGGTTAACCGATCTGGAGTCCTTGCGTAGGGTACTTGGTCCCCAACCAAATATGGTTGTGGCGCGGCCATGCTCGTTGAGCGGCCATTGGTATGTGGTCAGCAGCTTAGATGACTTACGGCAGCTACGCACTAGATAGAACTCTCTATGCTTACGCGATGGCGCCGCCAAAAACTTGTCCTCTGTGGACACGTCATCGTCGTCTTCAGCATCACGCTTTTTAGGCAGCTTGACCTTCAAGTGCGTGGCCAGCTTCTGTACCTGCTCCCACGACGACGGTAGGAATGGGAGCACCTTGTAGTATTGGTAACCCGAGGCAGCAGCTAGCCACACTTGAGCACGCTCAGCGGGAAGCACCTCAGCAAGCATTGTGCCTCCGTGGGCTACTTCACGCTGCGTATCCCAGAGTGGTGCTTCATCTCCTCTGGTCGGAGATAGGCCGTTGACACGGCTATCTCCTCTGTGTACGGGCGATAGCTCAACCACACCCGTCATATCCTTGGGCGGGCGTTTCCAGTACTTAACATTTTTGACAGAGTCTGGCACGAGACCTTGTAGCTCAGCAAAGTCGGCATCGTGTTCAGACTTGAGGGTAGACATAAAATGTTCACGCTCAGTGGGGTCAATCAGGATGCCAGTGCGGCCCATGGTCTGTAGGATAGGGTCTGCGGCCACGCAATGTTTCTCAAAGCTGTCCCAGCGTCCATACGCCTTGAGCGCAGCCATCGTACCTTGGTAACACCTGCGGCCCTCTAAGCTATCCATTGCGGAGTAGAATGCAGGATCACTAATGTTCTTGTGCTTCCAGGGCGTGCATGCACCGAAAAAGGGCGCTACATATTCGAGACCTTTACGGAGATCGCTTTGTAGCCAATGCCAGGCCCACAGGGCGCTAACACAACGCTTAGGTAGCCGCAGCCCGGCGGCAGCCAGTCGCCTTGTATCGAAATGGTTAGTTGCCCATTCGACAGTCTCGTCACTTCGGTCCAGTAGTTCTTGCAGGATACCAATGAAGACAGGGGTCCAGGGGAAGCTGACGGCGACACCGTCTTCAATGGCGAACGATGCCCTGATAATTTGCCACGACGTACCTTTTTCATCTACTTCCTCCTCGTCAAGGTTAGCGCTTTCAGGTGTCTCCAGGTCGATAAATAGAGACGGAACATTTCCACCCATAGCATGACTATCCCGTATATGGCGAAGAACATAAGCGGTAAGCTCGCTAACAGAAGGATCGCAATACAGAGTAGGCGTAGGGCGTTTAAAGCCATGGCGTGCAATCTCCTTCGCACGGTCGAGTGCGTAGATCACTACTGGACTTAACTTCTGGTTGCCCTGCATAATGTAACTGGGGTGGAATGTGGGTACTGCGGGGATACCATACACTGTATCGAGTACGTAGCCTGCATAACTCTCGATGCCGCTGACGCCGCACACCCGCCTCAATGCCACGTTACCCATAGGCACCAGCACCTTGGGCTTCATACGGTCAATGAGTGCGTCCAGGTAGGGCCTGCACTGAGCCATGGCCATCGCAGCGTTAGGGTCACGACTATCGTAGAAGCCCAGTCTAGGCGCCTTGCACCAGGCACTGTTGGTTACGATCACATCCCGGCGGTCCAGGTCTACACGCTGTAGGAGCCTGTCAAACACTGACCCTGCAGCCCCTGCAAAGGGCACACCGGCAGCAATCTCATCGTACCAAGGAGACTCGCCGATGCACATTATCCCACTAGTACTAGTACCGCTGAAGGTGACTAGGGCTTGACCGTAGGGTTGCTGAGGGCAATTTTCACAGTGAGGCCCGGTGACCATAGGTCAGTTAGCAGGCTTATTATCAACCAAGGGTGGCGTAATGCTAGGCTTGGATGGATCAAAGGGGCGTACCATCACTTCCAGCTGGCCCCCTACAACATCACTCTCAGCCAGTGTGCTGCCAATAATGCGCGCAAACGTGATGGTCATGTCCTTAACGGTCTTCTCAAGGGCAGGGGACATGTGCAGCTCAGCCTCGTTAGAGCCTTCCATGTCCACAGGCTCGATCACGAGGTCAAACTTTAGACGCAGTGTGGCTTTCACGGTTACCTCCAATAGTAAATGTGAAGGGCGCCCGGCTTCTGGACCAAGCGCCCCTACAGCCCCCGTACCCAGTTAGACTGGGTCCGGCGCACCACTTAGGTGTAGCTTAGATGGAGTTGCTCGCGACTTCTCTTTCCGGCTTACCCTAAGACCTTGGGCCTATGCTGAGACAGCCTTCTCAGGCGCCCGAAACCTTACGATCTCTTCCCTACCATACCCTTTATCAGAACAACCTGGGCACGCCACAATCTGTACAGGCTTATTGGCAGCATCGCGGGGCCACTTAACATCACCCTTACGGGGGTGTGTGGACACCGT